CTTTAGCGCCTGCCATAAGTTTATCTACATCATCTACACTAGTAGCATCACCACATAATAATCTATGCTCACCCAATAGCCATAAATCACCGGGCTTGCATCTAGTATCTACATCTGTAGGTACATCATCCTCAATCTCATCCTAAGCAGGGTAAAACTAAAATCCAGTGTTGTGCAGAATTTGATATATGTGAAGAGACTTTTTATGCCTGGGTCAAGACTCATACTAAGTTTTCTGAGTCCATAAAAAGAGGCAGGATTTATGTAGAGGCATGGTATACAAATTTCGGTCAGAATATAGCTGCTGGTAAAATGCCTAAAGCAAATGTAACTGCTTATATCTGGCTAACTAAAAATTGTTGTAACTGGGCAGATAAAAGAGAAGTATCACATAGCATAGACGATATTGATTTTGAGGACGATGCAGATGATGAATAAAATAGACTGCGCTTATGATAAGTTAATAGACGTTAATCAGTTACAGCCTAATCCTAATAATCCTAATTCTCATCCTGACAAACAAATTAAACTACTCGCTAAAATAATAAATTACCAGGGCCAGCGCAGTCCTATAGTGGTTAGTAATAGGTCTGGTTTTATTATTAAGGGCCATGGCAGATTAGATGCTATTAAGAAACTAGGCTGGCCAGAGGCTGCAGTAAATTATCAAGACTATGAGAATGAGGCTATGGAGTATGCTGATATGGTGGCCGATAATAAAATAGCAGAGCTAGCCAGCCATGATGATAATAAAATGATTACTACGCTAAGGACTATTGACATAGAGGATTTTGATTATTTAGGTATACCCGATTTTGAAATGCCACCAGAGGCAGACCCTGCTAAGGATGAGATTGAGGATGATGTACCTACAGATGTAGATACTAGATGCAAGCCCGGTGATTTATGGCTATTGGGTGAGCATAGATTATTATGTGGTGATGCTACTAGTGTAGATGATGTAGATAAACTTATGGCAGGCGCTAAAGGTTTTTACTGACCCGCCTTATAATATTAATATGGGTAATAATACCCACGAAAAATTTAAACAGCGTTCTATTAGTAACGATAATATGTCTAGTGACGAATATAAAGATTTTTGTAGTAGCTTTATTTCTAACATAAGGCTTTTTACAGATGGCTGTATATATGTTTTTGGTCCTCAGGGACCTGAGGGCAGGGTAATATTTACAGAATTAGATAATCAATATCACTGCTCTACAACTATTGTATGGGTAAAAGATAATCATGTATTAGGTAGAGCTAAATATCATAATAAATATGAGCCATGCTGGTTTGGCTGGGTAGAGTCTGGCAAATCATTTGTAGACGATAGGACACTAAATAATGTTTGGGAGTGTAAAAGGCCTAAAAAGTCTGGTCTACATCCTACTATGAAGCCCATAGAAATATGTGAAAAAGCTATTACTGAGGCTAGTAAAAAGTCTGTAGCTGACCTATTCGGTGGCTCAGGCTCAACCTTAATAGCCTGCGAGAAAACCAACCGTAAATGTTTCATGTTAGAAATAGACCCTCATTACTGCGATGTGATATTAAAGCGGTATGAGGATTACTCAGGTAAAGAGGCTAAATTAAGTGAATAATCACGGACTGTACTACTGCGCTCTATTAATATTTATGAGTGCAGGATTAAGACTAGACCAAAGCTATTCTTTATGGAATATTTTCTTTTATATAATAATAACATCTACATTAATGGAGGGGTTTCATGCCATCACATACAGAGTCAGAGAGAAAAAAAGCATCTAGACAGAAACGTAAAGAGTCAGGCGGTAAAAAGGTAACTAAAGTAAAAAAGAAATCAAGTGGTAAAAATCCATTTAGATCGAATCCTAAAAAGCGATGAGTGGGCCTAAAGAGTATTTAAATACTATAGCCATTAGTTACGACTTAAAGCCAGATAACAGTTATACTGTATACTCTCTACATGAGTCTGAATTAAATAAGTCTTTTAATTTAGTAGATAAATCAGCCTATGATAAATCCATATCTAAACTAAAAAGATTAATAGAAGTAGTAGAGGCTAATAAAACTCATCATTCTAACAGTAGCATAGGGCAGGCTCTGACATACTCTAAATCGTTTTTAGTAAAAGTAGGTGAGCTATGAGCAATTCATTTGAGGAGTGGCGAGATAAGAAGTATCATCCATGCGTTTTAAATCAGGCTGAGATAAATGGTGCTAATGCAGCTAGAGAGTTTTTTCTAGAGCTAATGCCTAATGATAAGCTAAAAGATTCAGAAATTACTAGAGTTGTAATCTGTGAGTCCTCAGATATAGACCAGATATCTAAACAGGTTAATCAAGACTTAAGAAATAATTTAGATAAAGCCATCGTTGTATTAAAAGAGGGGGCTAATCTAGAGCGCCGAGATTATGAATTTATTCAATTATGCAGAAAAGTCTTAATAGAATTAGGTGAGCTAAATGGATAATGCGTCAGATAATAAAACTGAGCATATAGATGGCCATACCCATGTGATGCCTGATAGTGGGCCTACACACTATGAGAATAAGGACTGCTGGTGTGAGCCTCAGTTAGACTATAGAGATGCAGAAAATAATAAAGATGTATGGGTACATAAAGATACTCGAATGGCTGCAGTGAATTGAAAACATTTAAGAGTTTCATTGGTTTTGTAGGAGCAGTTACATTATTATTAGGTATAATATATCTATCAGTATGGATGCATTACAGTATAATTAAGTATGCTGCAGATGATCTCATAGATGAGAGAGTCAAAAAAGAATGCCTACTAAAATAATAAAATATAATAAAAACCCTCATCAAAAAGAATTTCATAATGATGTAAAATCTAAGCGCCTGCACTTATCTACTGGTTTCGGTGGCGGTAAAACCTATGCAATAATAATGAAAATGCTACAGCTATCTAAGCTGAATAAGAATGTACATGGTGGTCTTATGGTGCCCTCCTATACTGACTTTACTAAAGATGTAAAGCCATTGGCTGAGGAGATATTTGAGGACCAGAAAATCCCATATGAATATCATGGCACTGAGCACTGGTATAAGTTCCCATGGTCAAGGGGTAAATGCTTTGTAGTATCAGCAGAGAGAAAAATCAGAGGGCCGAACTGGGGCTGGGCTGTTATCAATGAATTAACTCTATGTCCACTAGTCAGATATAAAGAGGTATTAGGCAGAGTCAGAGTGAAACGCGCTAAGTATCCTCAAGTGGCATCGTGTGGCACTCCTGAGGGCTGGGCATCTGAGTACTATGAATACATGATAGAAAAGCCTAGAGATAATTTCAGAATTATTTATGGCGATACCAGAGATAATTTATGTAACTTAACAGCAGATTATGTAGATGATTTAGAGGCAGACTATGATGATATAATGCAGGATGCATATATTAGAGGCCTGTGGGTTAACATGGCTGGTAATAGATTTTACTATGGCTACGACCCTAAAATAAATGATGATACTAAAATAGTTTATAATCCATATTCCACAGTACATATCTCAATGGATTTTAATGTAGACCCTATGGCTGCTAATTTATGGCATTACGATGGTAAATTTTTAAAAGCATTCGATGAGATTACTTTGAAAAATATTGAGGGAGGTGCAGATACTAAAATGATGGGCAGGGCAATAGTAGCTAGAGACCATGAGCCACATGAGGTAATAGTATATCCAGACCCTGCAGGTGCAGCGCGTAGTACTAAAGGCCAGCCAGACATAACGCAGCTAGAGGAGTTAGGTTTTGTTAACATACGTAAAAGAAAAAAAGCGCAGGGCATGAGGACCAGACAGCTAAACATGAATAATCTTTTACAAAAAGCTATTATTAAAATAAACCCTATTAAGTGCCCAGAGTTAAAAAAGGATTTTATGTCAGTGGAGCAGGATATAGTTACATTAGAAAAAATCAAAAAAAATCTGGCTAGGACCCATCATAGTGATGGCGCAGATTATTTAGGTGATATACTATACCCATTTAGTGGTAAAAGGGCTAGGTCTAGAATGCAGAGGGCGAGATAATGAGAATATTTATAATTATTGGATGGTTAAAGTTTCACAGAAAAAATCAATTAGGTATGGGTAATGGATATGAGGTTAAATTAGCATGCCATTACACTGTGGCTAAGTGGTTTAGTAAATACACTAATTTATATGCTAAGAGACTATTTGTAATATATTAAGCAATAGGGGTAATCAAATGGCAATGCGATTAAAATCAGATAAAGAAATATTAGACCCTGCAGTTAGAAAAAAACTAATAGAAGAGATTGAGGGTACAGAAAATAAAAGGCGTAAAGATGAGGCGTATAGGCGCTGGCAGGTATATAAAGATAAAACCTCTGTATTTGTAACTGACCTACTCTTAGAGCAGTTTAGTGAGGCCACAGTCAGAGAGATGAGCTATTCCATTACTAACATCTCTATTGTTAGAAAAATAATTAATAAGTTATCTAGAGTTTATTTAAATGGTGCCACTCGCAGTATAGAGGACAGCGAAGAAAATACTAAGAAACTATCTAAGCTAGTGCGCCTATTAAATTTTGATCAAAAAATGAAAATGCAGAATAGAATAACTAAGCTACAGAAAAACTCTGTATGTTATGTAAAGCCCTGCCCTTATTTTGATAAGGATGGTAATAGAAAAATGAGAGTGAGAATATCTCCTATGAACCCATATCTCTATGATGCGGTAGAGGAGTTTTATGATAGGACTAAGCCACTGGTTTACATTCTTAGTAACTATGAGCCAGGAGCATTACTGCATACATCATTAGACCCAGCTAAAGTTAGGTCACAGGCAGGGCATTTACGCTCTGGATTTAGCACTCACATCTCGCCATCATCTGCTAATGTTGGTACTGGAGGTGATGGTGTAGACCAGGGCATAGCAGATAAAAAAGTAGATGAGAATGCAGCTACCGATGATAAAAAAGAATACATATGGTGGTCTGATAGATATCACTTTACTACTAGAGGCAATGTAATTATAGATGCCAATGGTAACGAATTTGAGCCAGAGGATGAGGATGATGAGAGAATACAAAATGATATTGAGGAGATGCCTTTAGTTAACTTCGCTACTGATCAAGATAATAGTTTCTGGGCAGAGGGAGGTGAGGATTTAGTAGATGCAGGTATAGTTGTAAATTCAATGCTCACTCAGGTAAATCATATAGGAGTGATTCAAGGCTATGGCCAGTTTTGGATGACTGGTAAAAATCTACCACGTAATCAGCCCATAGGTCCTAGTATAGCTATAATATTAGAGCATGAGGAGGGCGACCCTGAGCCTAAAATGGGTTTCGCTACTGCTAATCCCCCCTTGAGAGAGCTAATGCAGAATGTAGAATCACTGGTGGCTTTAACTTTAACTACTAATGATTTAAGTACTTCTGGTGTGTCAGCTACTCTAGATGGTAATGGTAGTGCGCCTAGTGGTGTAGCACTAATGATAGATAAGGCAGAATCACAGGAGGATGTAAAAGACCAGAGGCAGGTATTTATAGATAATGAGCCTGACATATGGAGAATTGAGAATAAATGGGTACAGCACTTTAAGTCTAATGGTGATTTAGACCCTGCATTTGATAATTTATTATT